AACAGGCAACCACGATGCGTGAACGTGGATATAAGATGGTGTGTGGACAGTGGGTGCGTGAAGGCAGTGCCAGACATCATGAACTGTCTTCACGTGTTAAACTTAAAAGGTGAAACAGACCAACCCAAAAACCAAGGCACCTGCCAAGGCAAGACCAAAGGCACCTGCCAAGGCAAGACCAAAGGCAAAGGCACCTGTTAAAAAGAAGACAGCAGGCAGACTTGGCAAGTACACACCTGAAGTGGTGGAATCCATCTGCACGTATCTAAGGCAAGGCAACACACGCAAAACATCTGCCATTTGCAGTGGCATTTCAGAAGAAACATTTTACGTGTGGATCAACACGAAACCTGAATTTTCTGAGTCTATTAAAAAGGCAGAAGAAGACGCAATTGCACATCATGTGCAGACCATCCACGCATTTAGCCAATCGAACTGGCAGGCATCTGCGTGGTTTCTGGAAAGAAGACGCAAAGACGACTTTGGCAAGCAGGATCGGGTGGACATCACCACCAATGGCAAAGACATTCAATCCATGACAGTGCAACAACTGGACGCAGAAATTGAAAGACTCAAACGCATTACGTCTGAAACAGATTGAATTCCAAAGGCAGTATCAACTGCTGTCATTCAGTGCGTGGTGGAAGTACCACAAACCTGCCCATTATGATCTACCACCACACGTCAAATTTCTGTGCAAAGTAGTTGATGATGTGGTTGCTGGCAGGTTGCAGAATGTTGCCATTTCACTGCCACCCGGACATGGCAAATCAGACACCATCACCAGACGTCTGCCTGTCTATTGGGCACAAAGGCACCCAATGGACGCAGTGGTGTTCACAGGTTATAACCAGACGTTTGCTGAAAAACAGTTGTCAAAACCTGCACGTGATTTCGCAGAAGAATTGGGCATTCTGGACAACAGCACCACTGCCATGTCTGATTGGCAGTTGACCAATGGTGGACGTCTGGTGGCACGTGGTGTCGGCAGTGCACCCACAGGCATCAACCCAATTTCACTGCTGGTGTGTGATGATCCAATCAAGGATCGTATGCAGGCAGAATCGCAGATTGAACGTGACAACATTTGGGATTGGTGGACAGGATCAATTGTCCAAAGATTCTTTCCACGCACGAAGGCACTGGTGATTTGCACAAGGTGGCACCATGATGATCTGATTGGCAGGTTGCAGAAGGAAAATGATGGCACGTGGACGTTCATCAATTTGCCTGCCATTGCAGAAGAAGGTGACGTACTTGGAAGGCAACCCGGCACTGCACTGTGGGATGCAGTGAAACCACTGGCATTTCTGGAACAGGTACGTGCACAGATGGGTGACTATAATTTCAATGCGTTGTTTCAAGGCAACCCAACACCACGTGAAGGTGCACTGTTCAAAGTGGGCAATCTTGCCTTTGTGGATGCGTCCGATTTGCCACCAATGGTGGAACGTGTACGCAGGTGGGATATTGCGTCCAGCAGTGGCAAAGGTGACTTCACTGTTGGTGCACTGATGGGCAAAGATGCCAGTGGCAGATTCTACGTGTTGGACATCGTGCGTGGTCAATTGGGCACTGATGAAAGAAACAAAATCATGTTGCAGACAGCACAGCAAGATGGCATTGGTGTACGCATCGTGGTGCCACAAGACCCGGGTTCAGCAGGCAAAGACCAATCATTGCAATTCACACGTCTGTTAAGTGGATACAATGTAAAAGCAGTCAGAGAAACTGGAAGTAAAACTGTTCGTGCAGATGGTTTTGCGTCACAGGTGAATGCAGGAAACGTGGCAGTGGTGCGTGGACACTGGAACAATGCATGGGTGGAAGAACACCGTGTGTTTGACAAAGGTGCCCATGATGACCAAGTGGACGCAACATCAGGTGCGTTTAATGAATTGGCAAGTGTCAGCAATGTTTGGGATTGGTAAAAATGAAAATCTTTGGTTTTGAAATTCGTGCAGTGGACAGGCAGAAACGACAACCTGTGCCAATGGTTGGTGACGCATTTGTTGGCAACACCAGTCTGCTTGGTGGGTACCTGCGTTATGGATCAACAGACAGAAACTGGAGAGCAGAAGCAGGACAACTGGAAACCAACAGCACGACTGCCATTGCACTGGCAAAAATCGCACAAAAGGTTGCACAGGCAAAACTGTCCGTGAAGACGCACAATCCTGATGGATCAGTCACATTGACGCAGGACAGAAATTTGGTGCCTTGGAAAGCACCACTGCCACAACTGGATGAACAAACACTGTTGAAATCTGTTGCGTGTTCATTGAAGGTGTATGGCAATGCGTACTTGCTGAAACGCAGAAGCAAAACAGGATTTCTTATTGGTCTGGCACCTTTAATGCCTTGGCAAGTCACACCCAAATCTGATGTGCACATTGATGGCACACCCAACAATGGCAACGAATTAATCACACGGTATCAGGTGGTGCCGTATGGTGGTGGTTCGATGTTTTATGTGGCACCATCTGAAATGGTTCATTTCCGGGATGGCATGGTTGATCCAAACAATCCGGCAATGGGAATGTCGGCACTGCTTGCCTGTCTGCGTCAGGTGGTGACAGACAATGAGGCATCCAATTACTGTGCAACCTTAATGACCAACATGGGCATTCCGGGTGTCATAGTGTCACCCAAAGATTCCAATGCCATTGAACCAACAATGGAACAACGCAAAGGAATGCGGGAAAGATGGCAATCATTCACACGTGATAGACGTGGGCAGATGTTGGATTTGCCGGGTGCCTTTGACATTCAACGTGTTGCCATGTCACCCACAGACATGAAGGCAATTGAAGCAAAGGTGCACACCATGACAGAAATACTTGGTGCATTGGGTGTTGATCCAATGATTCTTGGTCTGCCATCAGATTCCAAAACATACAACAACATGGCAGAAGCACGTGAAGCATTCATTGAAGACACCATCCTGCCATTGCTGTCCACCATTGCACAGACATTGGATGCCATGTTTTACAAAGAAGGTGTTATCACACTTACCACTGAACAGATGTTGGCATTTGATCCGTCATGCTATCGTGAACTGGATGAAGACATCACTGCCAAATACGATAGAGCAGAAAAGGCATTTAAGGCAGGTGCATCCACACGTGGTGAGTTTCGGAAATCACTTGGTTTCCAAGACAACCTTGATGATCCACGCACGTGGTTTGACATGAATGCCTTGGCATCACCAGTGGCAACAGGCACCAGAAAACAAAGGTACAACGCAGACCAATTCCGCATTGCAGAAGACATCCAGTTGATGAACTAGAATGTGCAGAAATCATTGCCACCACATCATTGATCCACACCACACACGCATCACAGTGTTCAGACCAACCATGCGTGAAATTCGTGCAGTGCCATCTGCATTTGCCAACAGTGGGAATTCACACCAAGCATGGTTCGAAGACATGATTGATATGAACTGGAAGAAGGCAAAGAAGGCAACAGGCAAATTGGTGGCAGATCGCATCAGTGTGCAGAAGTGGGCAGACGATTTCTTTGATGCAATCCTTCAGGCAAATGCCAATGCCCACTGGATTGGACGTGATTTGGTGTCCGACATTAAAACCAAATTTGGCAAAAATGACATCCTGAAGGCACGTGCAATCGCAGACGTGGATGCCGAATACCTGCAAGGTTTCATTGATGATATTGAAAGTGGCAGGTACACAGATGATGAAGGCAATCTGATTGAAAGTCAGATCATGAATCGGCAAAAACTGTACATGGGAAAAGTGCGTGGCATTGCAGGACAGGCAACAGTTGACAACCTTGAATTAACGCAGAAAATCTACTGGACACTTGGTGGCAATGAAGTGCACTGCGTAGATTGTCCTGTGCTGGCAAACATTTCACCATTCTTCAAAGACGATCTGTTCACCACACCGGGTGCCTGTGACACACCTTGCCTTGGAAACTGCAAATGTCATTTGCGTATTGAAATGGGTGATACAATGATTGAAACAATTAAACCTGTGACGTTAGTGAACTAAGATGGCAGAAGTGAACATGACACCACCAGAAGCAGTGCAACGTGCGTGTAAACGTGGGTTGGTGCTGTTTGAAGAAGGCAAAGGTGGTGATGGGTTGGAACCTGCCACCATCAAAGAAGCACGTTCAATGGCACGTGGTGAGGCACAGACAGAAGCAAAGATACGCAAAGGCAACAGGTGGTGGGGAAGAAATGAACGTTTCTTGGATGAACCATCTGATTCACCTGCAATGGTGTCAGCACTACTTTGGGGTGGTGCACCCGGACGTAATTGGTTTCGTCAGGTATACAGACAGTTAACTGAACAACAGCAAAAGAGTGAAAACATGGAAATGAACACACGACAACACAGGCAATTCAATTTGCGTATGGATGGTGCAGATGCCACGACTGCCGGATTGAAAGGAATGGCATTGATGTACGGACGCATGGACACTTACCAAACAGTGTTTGCACCCGGCAGTGCAACAGGTTGTCTGCCTGATTTCGTGGCAAATGGTGCATTTCTTGGCAACCATGATGCTGATGATCTGGCGATTGGGTTTATCAAATCGGCAGTTGACAATGGCAATGGCATTGAAGTGGAAGTTGACTACCATACAACTGGTGATGCACAAGACGCACGAACAGTGGCAATCGAACGTCTGAAGGCAGGCAAGAAGGTTGGGTTGTCCATTGGTTTCACTGTGGGTGATTACATTCAATTTGAAAATGGTGAGGCACTACTGTTGGGTGCTCAGAACCTTGGAATGGACATGAATTTCTTTGACATGGAATCCATCAGAAAATGCAACAGATCGTGCTACCTGTTGACACGTCTGGCAAAGATGTATGAGGTTTCACAGGTAAACTTTCCTGCTGTGCCGGACAGTGAAGCAACATCTGTCCGCAATAACAATTTGGGTGATTCTCTTGCTGGCATCACTCTTGCAGATCAACTTGCAAATGCTCTTGATGCGTTGCGTTTGGTCACAGAACGTGCATCTGAAGTGGCAACACTAAGATGTGCAGACAACAAAACACTTGGCAAATCCACCTTGGAATCCATCCATGAATTGCGGACAGAACTGGACGCACTGATTGCACAGGCAGAAATGCCCACTGCACTGGAAAGACAACAACAGAAATTTGACCAAATTAAGGACATCCTAAAATGAAAACCAAAGAACAACTAAACAAACAGTTGGCAGAGGCAATCGCATTTGTGGATCAAACCCGAAACGAATATGCTGGCAAAGGAATTGCGATGCCAGCAGATGTTGAAGCAAGGTTTGATGTCGCAGTGGCAGATATGCTGGATGCCAAGAAGCAATTGGAAACAATTGCCAACGTAGACAGTGCACGATCCTTCATCAGTGAAGAAGGCACCAACCCATCCATCATGGGTGGCAAGGCAC